ACTATCGGTTGCCACGAAACTAAACAAGATGCAGTCGATCAGATGGTCGTCGTATCTTTGAGCGAAGATGTCGAGCCACTAGGCGAGATCAGACAGGAAGATGAGACAGATATGACCGAGCAGACGACTAGAGCACTGGCATCAGGTGACTTCGTTTCATGGGATTCATCAGGCGGCCGTGCTCGTGGCCGTATCGTGCGCATCGTCACAGGTGGCGATCTGAACATTCCTGATAGCAGTTTCACTATCACAGGCACAGAAGACGACCCTGCAGCACTGATCAGGCTCTACAGAGAGACCGATGATGGCTGGTCTGCCACAGATACACTCGTCGGCCACAAGTTATCGACCCTGACACCGATCGCAGACCTGCGTGCATCGAGCATGAAAGCGACCCGAAACGAAGAGTTTATCGCCGCTATTGACGCAGTTATGGCGATATTGACACAGGTGAAGTCGTCATACGAGTCAGAAGAAACCGAAGAAGAAGAGACCGAAGCAGAAGATGAGATAGACGAGTCAGAGCAGATGACCGGCGACGAGTATCGCGCAGTTGATCTATCTGCACCAGAGTTCATGCGCGAGTCTGCTCGACGCGGCCTGAGACTGCACGAGCAGGGTCTATCTGGTGACGGTCTGATGCCTGCGACAGTGGCAGATGCACGACGCATGGCCGACGGTGAGATTAGTGAAGCCAAGTGGCGAAAGATACCTGCATGGATAGCACGACACATCGGCGATCTCAGTGCAGTGGAAGGCGACGAGATCACAGCAGGTCTGGTCGCGATGCTGCTCTGGGGCGGCGGCTCGACACGCGAGTCAGCAGAGCGTGCTCAGGCATACGGCGAGCGCATCATCAAACAACTAGATGACGAGCAGACTAGATGCGCAGATAGTAGTGCATCAGATAAGATCACGGCCATGAGCATCGAGAGAGCAGACAGAGAGCATCGCTGGTGCATCACTGGCGCAGATGAGCGTCGTGTCGCATATACCACTCTCGAAATGCGAGAGATCGGCGACGGCAACACGCTAGTCGGATACGCCGCAGTCTTTGACTCACCATCTGAACCGATGCCGTTCACAGAGTATGTGAAGCGTGGCGCGTTTACCAAGACGATCAAAGATGGTGCAGATGTACGACTACTCATAGATCATGAAGGTGTTCCACTCGCACGCACTAAATCAGGAACGCTCAAACTCGAAGAAGATGAGCGCGGCCTGAAGGTATCAGCCGATCTCGACCCTGCCAACCCTGACGCTGCACGAGTCATCTCGGCCATGCGTCGCGGTGATCTGAGCCAGATGTCGTTCGCGTTCCGCACAATCAAAGATTCATGGTCAGATGATCGCACCGTCAGAGAACTCAAAGAAGTGCAACTATTCGATGTCAGTGTCGTCACCTTCCCTGCCTACGAGCAGACGATGGCAGAGTTGCGCGAACTAAAAACTGATGCTAATCTGACACCGGCGACTGACATCTCTGTGCGCAAGGCACAGATCATGTTGGCTCGTCACCGCTAGTCAGCCGACTCGCAGCCGACCACTCAGGTCACTGAGCGAGCCACTGAGATCATCATCGACATCTCACCAAAGGATTACAACATGACCTACTCAAAGCAACTCATCGAGAAGCGTGACGCTGAACTCGCAAAAGCAGATGCACTCGTCGCTGCAGCAGCAGCCGAATCGCGTGCACTCACCACAGAAGAAGACTCACAGGTCGTCTCGACACTCGACATCGTGCGCGATCTCGACGAGCAAATCAAACGACATGCAGAACTCGAAGCACGCAACGCGGCAGCAGCAGAAGCACGCAAAGCATCAGGCATCGAGACAGTAGTGTCACAGACATCTATCAAGTCTGAGCCACGCACCTACTCGCCACAGGCAGACACATCGTTCGTGCGCGACGCATACGCTGCACAGTTCTCAAACGACTATCAGGCCAAAGAGCGTCTCGCTCGCCACATGAACGAAGAGCGCATCGAGCGTCGTGATGTGACAAGCGCAAACTTCGCTGGTCTCGTCGTGCCACAGTTCCTGACCGATCTCGCCGCACCGTTCGCTCGTGCAGGCAGGCCGTTCCTTGACCAAGCACGCAAGCACCAACTGCCAGATGCAGGTCTCACGATCAGCATCAGCAAAGTGACGACAGGCTCAGCGACAGCAGTACAGACAGAAGGTGCTGCAGTTCAAGAGACCAACATGGACGACACGAAACTCGATGTGTCAGTCGTGACTGTCGCTGGTCAGCAGAATGTCAGCCGTCAGGCGATCGAGCGCGGTACAAACATCGACTCACTCGTCATGGCTGATCTCGTCAGCGCATACCACACCAACCTTGACTCACTTAATGTGACCACATCAGCGACATCGCTGACCAATGTGATCACACAGGTCGTCACATACACAGACGCATCACCAACAGTCGCCGAACTGTACCCAAAGATTTTGGACTGCGTGCAAAGAATTCAGACGAACTTCTTCGCCGGCCCGAACTTTATCCTGATGCACCCACGCCGACTCGCGTTCATCTTGGCTGCAGTCGATGATCAGAAGCGACCACTCGCAGTGCCAGTGCCGAACTTCAACGGTCAGCCTGCGTTCGCTTCGGGCAACGGTGCGCCAGTGTACGGCAACAGCGGCTACACGATCGTTGGCTTGCCAGTGATCACTGACGCAAATGTCATCACGACCAACGGTGCAGGTTCAAACGAAGATGTGATCATCGTCGGCAACACTCAGGAAGCCCACTTGTTCGAGCAGGGTTCAGGCGAGCCGATGATGTTGCGCTTCGAGCAACCGAAAGGTGCTGAACTCGACATCACGATGGTGGTGTACGGATACAGTGCATTTACAGCCAACCGCTACCCAAATGCGTTTGCGCTCGTAGGTGGAACTGGTCTCATCACACCGTCGTTCTAACTTCTAGTGTCAGTGCACTGCAGACGATCTCTGCAGTGCACTGATAACATGCAGACATGACAGCACACTCGAAGCACATCAACGCACTACTCGTCGAGCGTGTCGGATATGAGCGGCGCGGTCTGACAGATCGCGTGCGACAGATCGACGACGCACTGCGCGAACTCGGCTATGAGCATGACTATCTGACAGAGACAGCCACGATCACACCTGACACAGAGAGAGCGATCAAACCTAAAGCACGCAAACGCACGAAAGGCTGAGCATCATGGCCATCACCAACGGCTATTGCACACTCGCAGAAGTAAAGGCCGCGATGCGACTCACCGACTCGGTAGATGACACACTGCTAGAGAACTCGATCGAAGGTGCATCACGACGAATCGACGGCTACTGTGGCCGCTTCTTCTATCAGACCACACAGACAGTGACCTTCTATGCGACGAACGCCTACAGACTCGCGACCCGTGACCTAGTATCTGTCACCACGCTGAAGACCGATAACAGTGGCACAGGCGTGTTCACTACCACATGGACTCTGAACACTGACTACATCTTTGAGCCGCTCGATGCCGTACTACAGACGCGACCATACAACGCAATCGCCGCCACAGGTGGCAAAACCTTCCCTTTATATACGCCACCAGACCCACCGACGACACAGATCGTCGGCGTATGGGGCTGGCCGTCAGTGCCTGACGATGTGCGAGAAGCGTGTGTGCTGCTGTCGATGCGACAGTTCGCACGCTACAACGCCGCGCTCGGCGTGCTCGGCTTCGCAGATATGGCGATCACAGTGCGTGCAGTAGACCCTGATGTGCGTGACCTGCTCTCACCATATCGCCTACTAGGTGTCGCCTGATGCCTGCGACAGTCTCGCAGGTGATGACAGGTCTCGCGACACGGCTCGGCACGATCAGCGGCCTGCGCACCTATACCTATATGCCCGATCAACTGAATCCACCTGTCGGCTTCCCGATCATCGAGTCAGTCGATTACCACAAGGCGTTCGCCGGTGGCGATGTGCAGATGCGATGCTCAGTGTTCGTCATCGTCGGCAGATATGTCGATCGCACAGCACACACAGCACTCGACGGCTATCTCTCATACTCTGGCGCGACATCTATCAGAGCCGCGATAGAAGGCGATCGCACTCTCGGCGGTGTAGCAAAGACACTGATCGTCGAGTCTGGTCTGAACATTTCGGCGGTATCGGTTGCCGAAAGCGAGTTCCTGCAAGTACAGTGCTCAGTGATAGTGCACGCATAGAAAGGCTCACGATGACGACATACAGAATCACTAGCGACAGATGTTCACTCGGTCAGATCGGTGACTCGATCACAGCCGATGATCTCGCTGGTCTCAACATCGACGCGCTGATCGACGGTGGATTCATCACAGCAGCGAGTGCTAAAGTTTCTAAACAAGACATCAAAGAAAGCGATAAATAAACATGGCCGTTCTAGTTCTCACAGATGCTTCCATCACCATCAACTCAGTCGCTCTCAGCGACCACGCAAACTCGGTCACTCTCAATTATGAGAAAGACAGTGTTGAAGTGACTGCGTTCGGAATGACAGGCCACAAGTTCACTGGCGGTTTGCAAAACAACTCGCTCGACATCGAACTCATGCAGGACTTCGCGGCAGCAAATGTTGAAGCGACACTATTCCCACTCGTCGGCACTCAGACCACTGTGGTCATCAAACCAACATCTGGTGCAGTGAGCGCGACGAATCCGTCTTACACTCTTTCCGACACCTTCCTGACAGCGCATACACCTGTCGCCGGTGCAGTTGGCGAGTTAGCGATGACTTCCATCAGTTTCACTGGCGGCACACTCGTCAAAGCCACATCATAAATCACTAACTATCGAAGGGAAGTCATATGAAGATGGCACTCAGAGTGCACTACACAGACGGTGAGAAGCGAGATGTCGAAGCAAAGTTCGCTGACTTCGTATCATTCGAGCGCACATGGCAACGCAGTGTCGCACGATTCGAGACAGAGATCAGACTCACTGATCTGGCATGGCTCGCATGGTCGGCAGAGACACGCGCAAAGAACACGACAGCCAAGTTTGACCCTGACTGGATACAGACAGTCGAGCAGGTCGAGATCGCAGAAGGCTCAAGTGATATCCCTTTGGCGACGACTCAGCCCACTGGCTGATCTGCTCGCTCGCGGTAGAGACAGGAATCGCACCATCGGTGCTGCTCGACGAGTCAGAGATGACTCTAAACACGATGCTCAGAGTCGTAAAGGCACGCAACAAGAAACGGTCGCAGTCGCGACGCAGGTGATCTGATGGCACAGGAACGCTTCGAGATCAAAGGCCAAAAAGATCAGTTCGGGAAGATCGAGATCGTAAACTACACGCAGTTCATCAAAGGTATAAAAAAGGCGGCTGACGATGGATACAGCGAGTCGATCATCGCGAAAGCAAACGAAGAAGTAGCGGCCATCATCATCAGGCGTGCGAACCAGATCGCATCGACGAAGATGGAAAAGAAGGCTGCCGCGAGTCTCGTAAAGTCATCTAGCAAACTGCGCGTCGCTGTCACCGGCGGTGGCAAGGCTGTGCCGTACTTCGGCGGTGCGAACTTCGGTTCATATCGTGACACTCGTCGTCTGATCAAAGCACCGAATGTGCGCGGTCGGCGTAGTCGTGCGACTCTAGTGCGTCATGGCGAAGACATAGATGTGGTGGTGAAGCGTGTCGAGAATCAGAGTGTGACATCGTCAGGCAAGACGATCTCAAAGCGTCTCGGCGGCCAGAAGGTAGACATCGCACGCACGAAGTCTGGCGGTGTGAAGGTGATCAAAGGCTGGAATCAGTTTAAGGAATTCAAGAAAGGGCAAGACTTCTTCCTGTATCGTGCGGTCAGTCGTGAAGAAGCACACATCACCATGCTCTATCAGACTGCACTCGATAGGGTCACAGGCGAAGCGTTCAGCGATTAGACTCTCGGCATCATGGCAGGCGCACGCAAACTAACGCTAGAGATATTCGGCAAGGCGACGAGTGCTGTCAAGGCTCTGGGTGAGACTGGCAGTGCGGCTGTCAGCATGGGCAGTAAGGTCGCGAGTGCTCTGCCATCACTGAAGACGATCGGTATCGCAGGCGCGGCGGCGTTTGCCAGTGTCGCGGCTGGTGCATATAAAGCAGTTCAGGCGGCGGCCGAAGATCAGAAGTCTTTCAAACTGCTAGAAGGGCAACTCAGATCGACTGTCGGTGCTACTGATGCACAGGTCGCAGGTGTAGAAAAGCAGATCAGCGCGATGATGCGTGCAACGGGAATCGCCGATGACCAGTTGCGGCCTGCGTATGCGTCGTTGGTTCGTGGCACATCGAGCCTGACTGACAGCACTCAGTTGATGCAACTCGCACTCGATGTGAGTGCAGGCACTGGAAAAGATGTCGCCGCAGTCGCCGAAGGTTTATCGAAAGCCTACAACGGGAACATGGGTGCACTCGTCAAACTCGGCATACCACTCGACGAAAACATCAAAAAATCTAAAGACAGCAAAGCAGCACTAGACCAACTCTCACAGACTTTCGCAGGGCAGGCAGATGTCGCAGCAGATACCTTCTCAGGTCGTCTGCAGATCATGCAGACCAGTCTCGGCGAAGTCACAGAGTCAGTCGGCTACGCGCTACTTCCTGCACTGACATCGACTGTCGGCTTCGTCACCGACAAGGTTCTGCCCACTCTCGGCCAGTTCTCTGACGCGCTGACCACAGGTGGTCTCGAAGGCGGCCTGCGATTCATCGCGACGAAGATCAAAGAGACTGCACCACAGGTCATCGGTGCACTGCTCGACTTCATCAAGATGGCAGGCGAGTGGATTCGATCAGTTGGCTTCCCGTTGTGGGTCGAGTATGTGCAGTTTTTGGCGACCGCGATCACCGGCTGGATACGGCCACGCATACCGATCATCATCGAGCAGGTAAAGCAGTTAGTGCGAGCGATGGTGGACTGGCTGCTGAACACTGGTCTGCCGTTCCTAGTTGAGAAGGTACAGAAGTTAGGTGATGCGATCGTCGGCTGGATAGGTAAAGCGGCGCGAGAGATACCGCACCAACTGGTCACATTTCTAGGCACGATTGCGCAGTGGCTGCTGTCGAACGCTGTGCCGAAACTCGCTGAACTCGGCGGCAAACTACTGGTCTCTCTGATCAAGTGGACTTTCACGCTAGGCAAAGACCTGATCGTCGGTCTCGGTGGTGCGATCGTCGCACTCGTAGCGGCTCTACCGAATCTATTCAAAGGTTTCTTCGTCGGTCTCGGCAAGATCGGTCTAGCGGCTGTCGGCTTTTTCATGGATAAGTTCAAGGGTCTGGCTCGTGCCATCGGCCAACTCGCGATAGATGCAGTGAACTTCCTGATCGACAAGTTCAACGAAATCCCTATTATCCCGAACATACCGCGCATCACAGTCGATCTGAAGAAGGCGCAGAGTCAGATGGGTCTGACAGCAGACGAACTGCAGACCGTCTCGACAGGTATGGCTCGATTCAGTGACGCAGCCGAGACAGCAAAGACGAAGACATCGAGCCTGACCACAGGTGTGCAGGGCATGAATCTGTCGCTCGCTGGTGGTGCTGGTGCTGGTGGCGGCGCAAAGAAGGCGACTGATGACGCGAAGAAGGCTCTAGATACCTACATTACGGCGATGCGTGCGGCTACTACTGCATCGAAGGCTGTGGCTGATGCTCAGAAGGCTGTCACTAAATCGCAGAGTGATCTGCTCAAAGCGACGGCGGCTGTCGCCGAAGCACAGAAGAAGTTTGACCTTATTACTAAGGGATACGGTAAAGGGTCGAAGAAGGCGACTGATGCTGAGCGTGATCGTGCGAAAGCACAGCGCGATCTAGAGCGTGCAGGGTACGGTCTAGAAGGTGCGGTGAAGGCCGTCAAAGACGCTGAGACGAAACTGGCAGACCTGCGCAAAGACCCTGATGCGACACCTGAGATGATCAGAGAAGCAGAGATCGCTCTCGCTGAAGCCAAACTGTCTGTGGCCGATGCGACTGATGCACAGATCGAAGCGACCGAAGCACTCGCGAAGGCTGAGACGCTACTCGACGAGATAGTAAACGGTGCGAAGGAAGGCTCAGAGACCTACACCGATGCACTCAAAGAACTGACCGAAGCGAAAGATCGTGAAGTCGAAGCGACAGATCGTGTGACGGAAGCGATCGAGCGTGAGACAGAAGCGAAGCAGAAGTTGGCTGACGCTGAGCGCGAACTGCAGGAAGTGCGACGAAAGACTGCTGACTCGATAGAGCGTGAAGGCGACGCGATTCTCGCAGGCACGAAGACTGTCACGAGCGGTGGCGGCACTGGTGGTGGCGGTATCGTCGGCATGCCGACACAGGCTGAACTCGATCAGATAGGTCGTATCGGTCGCGGTGACTTCTCAGGTATCGACTTCGGCAACATCACGATTCCATCACTGGAAGACCTGCTCGGTGGCGGTCTCGGTGTACCGATGGCGACAGGTGGCATCGTCACACGGCCGACGAGCATCATCGCCGGTGAACGCGGCGCGGAAGCGATCATACCTTTAGATCGACTAGGTGGCATGGGTACAGAGATCAACATCACAGTCAATGCAGGCATGGGCACAGACGGCCAGATGGTAGGCAACGAGATAGTGCGTGTGCTCAAACAATATGAGCGACTGAACGGCTATCTGCCACTCACTGCTGCTGCTGTGGTCTAGTCATGGCGACAACTCTCGTCTATGGTGAGCAGATACAGGTGCTCTGCGAACTGGGCTTCCCTGCAGAGCCGTTCACGCTCGACGATGCCAGTCTCGGTGTACTCGATCAGAACTATCTAGATGGCACACTGCTCGGCGTAGATGTCGCAGAGTATGTGATGGAAGCCACGATAAATCGTGGTCGCTCAGACGAGTTCGAGACATTTCGTGCAGGCACATTCAACATGCGGCTCATCGACAACGACAGACAGTTCGACCCACTGAACACTTCGTCACCGTACTATGACATCGCCACAGGCAAGTCAGGTGTGACACCGAGACGCAAAGTGACTGTGCTATCTGGTGGGGTCGAGATATTTACTGGCCGTATCACCGAGATAGATGTGAACTATGACTACCAGTTGAGCACCGTAGACATCGCCTGCGCAGATGACTTCGTGCTACTAGCGAACACTGCGATCGAGACTGCTGTGACACCGACACAGGAACTCTCTGGTGCACGAGTGTCATATCTGCTCGACCTACCAGAGATCGCCTACCCTGCGACACGCAACATCGACACTGGCACGGTGACGCTCGGCAACTATCAGATCGCAGCAAACACAAACGCTCTCGCATATCTACAACGCATCGCCGAGTCTGAGCAGGGTCTCTGCTTCATCGCAGGCAACGGCGATCTGACCTTCACCGACCGTCTCACAGCCGCGTTCGCGACCATCGAAGCCGTGTTCAGCGACGCTACAGCGCACACCGACATCTCATATCAGGGTCTAGGTGTCATCTACGGCCAACAGTTTCTCTACAACAGGGTTCAGGCGATACGCGAAGGCGGCACGATACAGACATCAGACGACGCGGCGAGCCAAACCGAATACGGCATCTCAACCCTAACCTTCGACAACCTGCTGCTCGCAGACGACACAGAGACTCTGGCACTGACAGCCGATCTACTAGATGCCTACAGTGAGCCACAGTTCAGATTCGATGACCTAGTGCTGATGGTCTCAGCCATGAGCGCACCAGATCGCGCCACCATCATCGGTCTAGAGATCGGCGATGTCGTACAGATCACACGCACCTTCGCGGTCGGCACACCGTCATCGGTGACTGCCCTATATGCGATCGACCGCATCAGCCACCAGATCACACCGGCAACACACAGGGTCACACTCGGCCTATTCAACACCGAAGTGCTCTACGAGTTCACGCTTGATGACGCGACCTATGGTGTGCTCGACAGTAGTAATGCGCTCGCCTAGTAAGTTATACTGACCCGATATGGCTGGTGCAGGCGCAAAACTTTTCGTCAGTGGCGATGTATTGACTGCCGCGCAGGTGAACACATATCTGATGGATCAGACCATTATGCGGTTCGCGACTACGGCCGCACGAGACGCAGCCTTCGGCGGTGTCGGCGAACCAACTCTCGCAGAAGGAATGTTCGCATACATCGACGCAGATAACAGTCTCTACTACTACACGGGAAGCGCATGGTCGCCGTTCTCTGCAGGTGGCAGTGGTGACGATGATCAGATCGTACTCGGCACTCAAATATTCGGATAGCAAAGGAAAACAATGGCAACATTTACCAAACAGATTCTTTCTGCGAGCACAGACGGCAAAGCCATCAAGGTCGCCGCTACTGCTACGGCTGGCACAACTATTCATACTGGTTCGGCTACGGCTACAACTCTTGATGAAGTTTGGTTGTATGCGATGAATACTTCTGCAAGCAATGTGAAATTAACTATTGAGTGGGGCGAAGCAACATCACCAGACGGTCACATTGAAGTAACTGTTCAGGCGGAAGCAGGTTTAGTAAACATCACGCCGGGACTTCTCATCAAAGGTAATGCAACCCCATTGACTGTCAAAGCGTTCGCCGCGACTGCAAATGTTATTACGATTCACGGTTTCGTGAATAGGATTACGGTTTAGTTATGGGCAGAAGCAGACTTGGTTATGTTTCATCAACTAACACTGGAACGATTTTGGCTGCTGACGGCTATGCCGTTGAGTATTTACTGATTGCTGGTGGTGGCGGTGGCGGTAGTGCTGGCGCATCACGACCAGTCGGTGGTGCTGGGGCTGGCGGATATGTGTCGTCAATTTCTGGTGAGAACACTGGTGGCGGTGTAGTCGCTGCTTATCCTGCAAGGGTTGTGACTGGAACGACTTACTATGTAACTATTGGTGCTGGTGGGGCTGTTACTGCTGGGAACTCGAGTGGCAGTCAAGGCGGTAGAAGCGTTTTTCAATTTATTAATGCAATCGGTGGCGGTTATGGTGCAACGACAACAACAAATGGCGGTGATGGTGGTAGTGCTGGTGCTGGTGGCGATAACGGCGGTCAAACAGGGCAATTAATTGCTTACGCACAAGGTCATCTCGGTGCTAGTTCTGCTGGTGGAGCAGGAAGCACAACGGGCGGCGGTGGTGGTGCTGGTGGAGCAGGAAGCACAAGCACTGCTGGTTTAGGTTTGGCATCATCAGTGACAGGCACATCAGTTACCAGAGCAGCAGGTGGTTTGAACACGGGTAGTGCTGCTGGTGGTGCAAATACTGGAACGGGTGGTGCTGGTGCGACACCGAACGGAACTGGTGGCACTGGTGGGTCTGGCGTTCTTTTTCTTAGGTATTCGCCAAATATTGTTATTACATTTGGGGCAGGGCTGACAGGCACGACTGCAACGGTTGGTAGCAACACTGTGGCTACTATCACGGCTGGAACAGGCACAGTGAGTTGGGCGAACGCATAATGGCACACTATGCACTAATAGATAAAAATAATTTAGTTATACAAGTGTTCGTTGGCGTAGATGAAAATGTTATTCAAATTGACACAGACGGCACAGAAGTCGGTGGCTCAACTGAAGCGTGGGAACAGTTCTACGAGAACCAATCTTGGCATCAAGGTTTAAAATGTAAACGCACTTCATACAACGCTCGTGGCAACGAAGGCGATTATCGTGGAACATACGCAGGCATCGGTTACACCTATGACCCTGTTGCTGACGAGTTTATTGCACCTGTAGTTGAAGAACCTGCCGAGTCTTAAAGTGTGGGTCGCTATCTAACTAGGTGGCTGATACCGCTACCAGTTCTAGTGCTGTCGCTGTGGCCGACTAGCGCACAGGCTGATGCGTCGCAGGGTCTGCAGATGGTCGCATATCAGATCGACGCGATACCGCCGGTCAGATCAGATGATGTGTATGTGCAGTGCGGTAGTGAGAGTGTCGAGTTTATAAATCGGAACTTTGATGCGCAGCCGATCGACGGCTGTGGCACTGATTTCTTCATGGTGCATCTGACTGGATATCTGACGATTCCTGAGCATCAGACGATCGAGTTGATGTATGCGACTGATGATGGTGGATATATCGAGATCGGTGACTATGGGTTCGGTGACTGGGTTGATCGTGGCTGCTCGTGGTCTGTGTGGACTGGTGGCGACATACCTGCCGCGACCTATCCTGTGAGCGCATGGCAGTATGAGCATGGCGGCGCGGCGTGCATGATGCTCGCATGGAAGATCGACGACGCAGAGTGGTCGATCGTGCCACCTGATGCGTTCACTATGGCCGCTACACCTGAGACGACGACGAGCACGACGACGAGCACGACGACGAGCACGACGACGACATCGACGACTCTGCCTGAGAGCACTACATCGACACAGCCTGTGACTACATCATCGACGACAACCACGACCACATCGACAGTGCCAGTTCAGACAACAGAAGCCACATCAACGACAAGTACCACGACACCGCCGACCACAACAACGACAGCAGCCACCACAACCGTGCCACCTACGACACCGCCGGTGACGACATCGACCGTGCCTGAGCCGCCTGCGACGACCACCACCACTGAGCCAGAGCCTGTGACGACCACATCGACTGAGCCTGAGACCACCACCACTGAGCCTGAGACCACCACGACCAGTGAGCCGCCTGTCGAGACGACTGTGCCTGAGATGTCTCAGACGACAGATGAGACCGTACCTGATACGACAGCACCAGATGACCCTATCGACGAGACGACGACGACACTCGATGAGCCAGTGATCGAGACGACTCTGCCTGACAGTGTGCCTGATACGACTCTGCCTGAGTCTGATGATGTGGTCAGTGCGGCTGATGTCGCGGCTCTCGCGGCGGCTGTTATTGAGATCGCATCTGCAGCACCTGAGACGGTGACTGTCGAGCAGATCACGGCTGTGATCGAGTCGGCGGCCTTTGAGATGATCACAGATGAGCAGTTGGCTGAGATCGCAGATGTCGTCTCTGACGCTGATGATGCTGTCAAAGATGTGTTCGAGTCGGCTGTGAACATCTATGAGAGCGAAGCACTGAGCGGCTATGTGCCGAAGGGAAGCACGATCTCTGTCGCTGAGCGTCGAGTGGTCACAGGTGTAGTCGTGGTCTCGTTCGTGCTACCTGCACCGATGCCGACGACTAGCAGCAGTAGTGCGAGCCGACGCGAAAGATTACACTAGCAGCATGCAAAAATGGATTAGCGAGTTGAGCGGTCTTGTGTGGACTCTGGCAGGCACTGGTCTAGTGCTCGTCACGCTGTCTGGTGAGACACGGCAACTAGGCTGGGTCATCAGCATCAGTGCACTCGTAGTGCATCTAGCGTTTATATCTATGAAAGAGAGCGACCATGAATAAAGCACGAGATATCGCACAGCGCATCACCGCATTGTTTCTATCGTCAGCACTGGCGATCATCACAGGGTCGAGCGTGATCAACTCGCTGTCTGATGCAGAGATCACTCTCTGGCAGTCGGCGGCTCTCGCAGGTTTCGCGGCTGTTGCAAAGGTAGTCGAGCAGTTAGCGAAGGCGGCTGTCGATGGTACTCTGACACGCGACGAGATAGATCAGGCGTTCGGTGGTCAGTCACCGGCAAAGAAAGCAGCGAAACGAGTGTCACGGCCATGACAGGTCGCCGATACACAGGCAGTGCTGATGGTGCGGCGAAGGGTTGTCGCGCTGGTCTGAAGGTGTTGATAGATGAGATCGTGAGTCTGTCTGGCAATAGTCTGTGGAACAATGGCGACTTCGTAGTCAGGAACATGCGCGGCAAAGAGACGCTCAGTGTGCATGCGACTGGTCGTGCTGTCGATCTCTCATATCGGTTTATCAGAGCAGGCAAAGGGAAGAAAGATGGGCGTGCTGTCGCACTGCAGTGGTGCAGGCTGCTCACTGAGCACGCTGACGCGATCGGTCTAGAGATGATTATCGACTATTGGCCTGAGCCGTATGGTCGAGCATGGCGATGTGACCGTGACGGCTGGGTCAAGTATGAGCGGAAGATGGTCTCTGGTGCGCCGCATGGTGACTGGCTGCATGTGGAAGTGTCACCGAAGATGGCCGATGACCCTGCTGGTATGAAAGCGGCCTTCCAAAAGATAGCGATCTCGCTATCTGGTGAGATCAGTGGATAGCACCGCGATCATCGTCGCAGTCATCACGGCTGTCGGTGGCATTATCGCGTCATACCTGCATGTCTTTCGCAGAGAGAATAAAGAAGATCATGCGCTGGTCACAGAGCAAATCAGGCTGGTGCATAGAAGTATCAACAAGATCGGTGATAAGGTCGATGCACATCTGATTTGGCACTCTGAAGGGCAAAATGTCGCGACTACTAGACGAGATAAAGAGCGAACCGTCAAGCAGTAGGGGTCGCCGTAGTATCATCGACGACATACTCGGCAAACTGTCACCTGCTGATGCAGCCGATCTGCAGGCCGCACTCGATGATCATCTGATTCCACAGGTGTCGATCAGCCGTGTGATGGCTGCGCGTGGGTTCAAACTGACATCATCTGTGATCAGTCGATATCGAAATGGTCGTCGATGAGTATCGGTGACGAGATCAGAGAAGACTCTCTAGAGACTCTGCGAGCCGATGTGCTGCGTGTGCGTCGTGAGCGTGACAGTGCGATCAGTGAGATGGCGCGTGTCAGTAAGCAACTAGAGCAGGTACAGCGTGCGCTCGATGTCGTCGAGCAGGCAGAGTCTGCGCAACTGCAGCCTGTGAAGTGGCTGATGCCGTCTGCTAAACCGAGACCGAGTGCAGCGACTCTGGTACTGATGCTCTCTGATCTGCATCTCGATGAGATAGTCGAGCCTGATGAAGTCGATGGTCTGAACGCATACAACCGTGCGATCGCTGTCATGCGCATGAAACGATGGTCAAACAATGTTGTGAAACTAGCGCGACATCACTTCTCTGGCATCAAATATGACGGTGTTGTGCTCATGCTCGGTGGCGACACCTTCAGCGGTGACATACATGACGAACTCAAAGAGACGAATGAAGACAGCATGCTCGGCTCACTGCTCTATTGGGCTGAGCAGATCGCATCTGCTGTCGATCTACTAGCAGACGAGTTCAAGCGTGTGCATGTCGCGGCTGTCGCAGGGAATCATGGTCGCACGACACGGAAGCCGAGAGCGAAACTGAGAGCACGCACTAACTTTGACTGGCTGCTCGCGAAGATGCTCGAACGACATTTCGCAGGTGACAAGCGCGTATCCTTTCAGATACCTGAGTCATCTGACTGTCTGATCTCGATATATGACACACATCATCTGCTGACGCACGGTGATCAGACGCAAGGCGGCGGCTCGATCGGCGGCATCTATCCACCGATCATGCGCATGCGTGCACGCAAAGCGCAGAGATATCTCGCCACCGGCGCATCATTTCAGACTCTGTGGCTCGGCCACTGGCATCAGTATCTGCCATCACCGTCGATGGTCGTGAACGGCAGTCTCAAAGGATATGACGAATACGCCTATGTCTCGAACTTCTCATATGAGCCGCCACAGCAGGCTCTCGCGATCGTCGTGCCAGAGAAGGGCATCACGATTCAAGCACCAGTGTTCTGTCTAGATCGCAAGGCCGAAGGCTGGTAGTCATGTGGCATGAAGGCGCGAGAAGGCCGCCGTGCCCGTGTCGATGGCCGCTTCCGACTGACCCTGTGTGTGATGACCCTGACGATGATGACGACTGAGCAGAGCGTCATCGTGCATGTCGTCTGGCATGATGCTCACAGTGTCGGCTCAGGTTGGCAGAGTGTCGATGATATAGGTGGCGAGCCGTGTGTGGTCGAGTCGGTCGGAATCCTTATTAGTAAGGTGAAGGCTGATCATGTGGTGATCGCGCAGTCGCGCACCGATGATGAGACGATAGACCATGTGCTCGCGATACCAGTTGCCATGATCAGGTCGATGCAGGTACTGTCTACAGGTTCGGCCGATGCGGTTTCCCCTTCCCCATCTGGCTGATAGGTGTGGCTGACTGCTGCTGTCTTCTCGGCGCAGAGTCAGCCACACTGCTTTCACCGGCATCTCGTGTAAGCCATATGCTGTATGGGTTTAATAGATTTGCAAATGTCTGATCGTTCCCCTACATTAGTTCTCGTAGCCAGATGGCTATGACATACAGATGATAAAGGGGAACATATGACACAGATACACTCATACCAGTATCTCTCGACCTACACGGTCAAACGCCAGTGGCGCGAGTATGACGCTCTCACAGAAGAACAGAAGGCTATCTATGACATGGCAGTCGAGTTCGGTGCAGATCACTCAGATGCGATGCACGCATCAAAGGTGCTGTCATGACCAAAGTTATTTTGACAGCATCATCTGATGCCACACGAATATTTAGATGCCCTGCATGCCACGATGAGAAGCATGAACCTATCTATATCAGTTCAGTTCATCATGTCTGCTCATCTCGTGACGACAAGTGGGTTGATTATGAGTTGGTATTAGGTGAGTGATATGACACTCACTGCAGAGACAGCCGAGCAGATCATGTGGTCTGCGCTCAGAGAGTATGGCATGCCACGATGGTGCGC